CTCCGTAAAGGTCATTTAACACGGCCCTCAGCGTACGCACGCATAATCTCTGGTTGTAGCGCTTCGTATCGCTTCGGGTCACGGTTCATAAGTTCAATAATGTCACGGCGGCGGTACACCTTACGCGTCTTAGCGCTATCAGGGTTGGACCGTGCCGAGCCCGTAGAAGCTTTCTTGATTTCGTTCTGCTGCGCCACCTTCTCGACCTTTGCGGTTTGTGCTACGATGCCGCGTCGTTCCTTGTACAGCGTCATTAGTTCATCTGCTGCAGCAAAGTCGTACGCTTTATCAGCGCGTTCAAACAGCTCACGTCGAACCTGTGACTTACCAATCCATTCCTGAAAGCCAGCATCCGTAAGGATTTCTTTCATGTCAGGGTGTGCAGACTGCAGTTGAGCCAGCGCTTGAGACTTAGCCATTTCTGCCGCCACAGCCTGAGACTGCTTAAGCATTGGGTGGTTCTCAATAGCTCGCTGTACTGCTGCCTGCGGATCGGTAAAGAAGTCAATCTCGTCCGCTTCTTGTTCCGGTGCAGACTGGGTTTGTTGCGCTGCGATAGACTGCTTAACCATTTCGTCGAAGGCTTTACGCAAGTCTCCAACTTCTTGGCTTTGCTGGCCTAGGCGTTGCTCCAACTCCCTGTGCATCGTTGCAATCTCAGATGCACTTTTGCCCCTATACTTTTCTGGAAGATCGTTGTCTTGTTCTTCTTCAACTACTTCAGCGGGCTCCGCTTCCGCAGCTTGTACATCAAGCTCTGCGGCTTGCTCACTCGCCATTTCGTTAAGGTTCCCAAGCTCTTCGGTTGCCTCCACAGCGTTGTCGTCGGGTGCGTCTACTAATCGTGCCATTATTAAACTCCGGCCCTTACGGGTTATCAGATGGTGGCTGAACGGGGCGTATGGCTATGCTTGTCCGTTCTTAAGGCCAGCCCTAATATGCTCTCGCTCCCACTTCATAGCGGCACCGGGAAAACTCCCCGACACCCCTTCAAGCTTACAGCGTACTGGGCTGATGATGCGTTTGGCAGGGGCACCGCAGGCTCCGCACCGGAACGAGTCGCTATCCCTACCAAACACTTCAGTTACTTCTGCGCAGCTCTCACACTGCACGTCAAAGATTTTACGCATCTTCGTCTTCTGGTTCTTCCGCCTGCTGCTCTGCGGCAAGCACTGCGTTTTCCCAGCCAGCGATTTGTAGCAGCGCTTCCCAGCGACCTTTAGCTTTCCAAAACTCATTGGACGAGTCGATACCGCCAAGGTTCATGGACTGCAATGCTACATTGATTTCCTTTTGGAAATGCTTCCAGCCGTCCGTGATAAACATGCTACGACAATCTTCAAAAAACTTCTTATCTTCACTACTCATCTACTTTCTCCTTAGTGGTGTTACGACGGGTGGTTGCCTGCGGAGCTGACAATAGCTTGTCAACTTTTTCCTCAATAGCATCTAAGCGCCTAAACACATCCTGAAGGTAGGAAGTAGTGTTCTTAACTAATTCGTCAAACTTTGATTGTGTTACAAGTGACATGGTTGTCTCCGTGAGGCCAGTCGTTAAGGTTACTTCAAAGATAGACTATATTTTATCACATTTTGTAGCAAATGTCAAGCCCTATTTTGTACTCTTAGTGCCGCTGCACTTCCAGCGCTTACGGCTTAGGCGTAGCGGACTGTTGGGGTCTTTGGCTGCTTTGGGGTGGCTCTTCATTTGACCGGCGCTACGGGCGCAGTAGGCGTCGCCTTTGGACGTACCGGGACGTACGCGCGGCCCGCCACCTTTGGCCTGCCCCGCCTGCCCGTACGACACTTTCTTGCCGCTAGAAGTAATCTTAACTTTTGCTTTGCCCTTAGCGGGCGTACGTTTAGTAGCCACGGCGCTTGCTCTTCATGGGCTTAGAGCGTGCAGCAGAGCGCTTAAGGCACTTGCCAGCTTTCTTGCACTTAGCGGGGGACGGGCAGGATGCACAGGGTTTCATAGTCAACTCCTAGTTACGGGTAGGTGGTGATGCCATACAAGGCCGGGAAGACAGGTGCAATGGGCTTCCAGATGCCCTGTGCTGCGTCCCAAGCCAATACGTCGCCATCATTGGGCGTAGCTGCCGATACGTTGCACAACTCGTCAATGCGGCTAGTTGTAGTGGGTCGTACAAAGATTGTGCCTTGGTTTTGATGTGAGCGCGTAACGGCAGCAACAAGCACGGAGCATGCAGGCTTAGCGGGCTCTACGTTAGTGAGCGCTCCGGCTGTAGTAGCTGATAGCCATAGAAGATCGCCTTCGTCAAACGCTAGCGTATCCAACTGACGAACTTTACCAAAAGACGTTACGTACCCAAACTCGTTATTAGCAAAGTCTTGAGTGGCAACGCCAATAACCCACTCTTGCCGAAAGCCTGAAACATTTACATTAGCTTTCTGAATAAGCAAGTGATCGCCTTCAGCACCAGCAAACATAACTACATCGCCATTGCTAATAGCACCCGTTGCTTTGGCATAAAACAACTCTTCTTGCCCAAGCTGCAGCGTCACTTCATCGTTAAGCGGGAAGTCAATAGTACCTTCAACGTCATTCCAAGACGTGGGACCGCCAGAGCCTGGAACATAAAGTGACGTAGCTTCGCCCGTTCCGCTGCCCTGCGACTGGCCTAAAACGTACGTATTGCCCTCAGAGGCCAGAGAAAGCCCGCTGAGCGGTCCTACGTCTACTTCGCTACCGTCCGTAAGGGTAAAGACTAACGAGCCGTCAGCGGCAACGTAGGCGCTCTCAACGCCATTGCCGTCTTGGCCGTCAGCGCCAGCCTCACCGGCAGGGCCTTGAGGACCTTGTGGGCCTTGCGGTCCTGCTGGTCCAACAGCGCCGTCTTTGCCGTTGCGTCCATCTTTACCGGCAGGCCCTTGCGGACCTTGTGGTCCAGACGGGCCAGACGGGCCTTGCGTCCCAGGCGCTCCAGCAGGGCCTTGCGGCCCCGTGAAGCCATCCATTTTTTTTACAAGAGCAAGTAACGCTAGATCAGATGCCATGGCTTACTGCTCCTGTTGCGGCGCTTGCGGCGCTTCAGCGCCTCCCTGTGCGGCAGCGCCTCCCATTTCGGTTAGCTGGCGAATCAGCTCCGCCTCTGCTTTAGCCTTAGCCATTTCGGCTTCGCTGTTTTGCTTGCCCCGAAGCTCTTGCTCTTTTAGCAGCAGCTCTGCCATCTTAACGCGGCGCTCAAAGTCTTTGTCTGCAACGCCGTCGTTGTTCTGGTCGCTGTACTTAAGCGTAAGCTCCGTGGGTGCAAGCTGCGTTTCCGTGTTGTACTTGTTGGCACGAGACTGCGACTCAGCGGCCTGTGCCTGCAAAAGCTGCACTTGACCCTGCAGCACAGCCATCTGCGCTTGCTGTTGCGCCATAGCCATCTGCTGAGCTTCTGGATTGGGCTGATTGCCGGCCTCAATAGCAGCAAGCAACTCGTCACGATTGGTGACGTTAAGGTGGTCGATAATACCCTTAATAACCGCGCCGTGCGCAGGCGACTCAGGCGGCACCATCTGCAGGATTTGTGCAAGCTGTGCCACTTCGTACTCACGCGCCATAGCGCCAAGGGAGCTGAAGGCCACGAATTGGTAATCCTGCACCGGATAGTTCTCCGGGTCAAACTGCATGTAGCGGTGTGCTGCCTTGCGCACAAACGGGATTAGGAAGTTCTCTTGGAAGTTCACCAGCGTACGCTTTTGGCGCTTGACAATAGCGCCTTGCGTCATGGACATACCGGCTGCGGTGACATCGTTCTGCACCATACCGGCGTTGGCCTCAGCGGCGCCCGTAGCCTGACTAACCATTTGCTGTAGCTGTGCGCCTTGCGCAAAGGTTACTTGGTCAAGCTGCCCAAACTTAAAGGGCATAATGGAATCAGACGGGGAGCCGTTAGTCAGCAGCATGCGGCCAGGACGTACTTCAAGCTTATGGCCTCGCGGGATACGCGTTGCGTCCACGGCCATCATGGGATGCGTAGTAAGGGCGAGGGCGTCGATGCGTGCCCTTAGCTCCGCGTCCAAGGCTTTTTGTGACATATAGGCTTTTTCGCATACACCCCGTCCCCAGAACACACTCGGTACAATATCCCACTGGAACGCCACTATGGGGCGGTCTTGGCACATATACGGCGACGGGATGGCCTTAAGCAGCTCACCTTCGTTGGCAATTACAATAATGGCTTCAACGTATGCGCCTTTCTCTGCAATCTCGTCTTCAGACACACCTTCAGACAGCAGCAGGTCACGGGGTACTTTACCGTAATACTTGAGGAGGCGCACACGGTCGGTGGGGCGGCTGTCGATTTCGGGATCTGGCTCAATCTCTTCGTCCGCTGCAGCGCTGCCTACGTACACGTCGTCGCGATACACACCAGACTCTTGCAGCTCTTCGACAACGTGGCGCGATACATACTCATCAATGGCACAACCCATGGCACTATTGACACAGGTAGCGTTCGGGTCGATAAGGAAGTTGCGCGGCTGCACCGGATTAATCTTGACAATGGGGCGATACACTTCGTTAACGCCCACCTCCTGCATGTCGCCTTCCATCAGAGGACGCGTAGCAGGTTTGTATTCTTTCATTTCCTCTACGACCACTTCGCCAATGCCGGTGCCAAACACGGCAGCATTAACAAGCACTTCAGCTACAGAGGAGCGGATGCGGGCTGCAGCAAAGTCTTCATGAAGCTTGCGCTTTAAGTACGCAATGTCCGCAGGCTCTTGGTCGTTAAGGTCGTCCTTGATGTCGAAGAGCTTGCCACGACCAAACGTAGCTTCTTCAACTTCCGCAACGCACGACTCAACGGCTTGAGCCGTAGCGGGAGCGATAAGCTTCGACCGCTCAGAGTCACGCATTACATCTTCTGGTGCCCAGATGCCACGGTAGATGCGCATAAACTCTTCGTGCTTAGCGCTGTAGTTGCTTTCGTAATGGTCACGCCATTTGTTACAGCGACTCAGCACCCACTCAGCCAAGTCTTGGTCTGGGCCAAATTGTGCTTCTTGTAAAAACACATTGTCACTCATAGTGGTTCCCTTATGTTAAGCGTAGCGGCCCGGACTAATAGCCAGCAACTGCATCAAATGGTTCGTAGTCGTCCTCAAGGTCCAGATCGGCCATGTATGGCACGATAGCCATCTGGTCTACATAACTCAAAGCATCAAGCAAATCGTCGTGTACAAGCTGCGACGGGAACGCTGAGGCTTCATCCACCAGCGCTGTGTTCCATGCGCCGTGCTTGAAGCGGATTCGTTTATGCTCCAAGCGGCCCTGCAGTGCCCATAGAATCCTGTCTTGTTTTTTCTTGTTTCCGTGGCTTAACAACTCTACACGGAACACACGAGCAGTGCGGCGCATAAGGTCGCTGAGCGGCTGCATGACGGCCTGCTGAGCAATACCTTTCTCAATGCCTACAGACGGTGGGCGGTACTGCTCCACAGCTTTAAAGATACGCTCTGCCGTTTCGTCTAGCGCCCAGCGTCCATATTGAATGTCTTCAACCCACCACACACCGTTCTCGTCTACAAACACAATAGCAATGGCACTATTGTCTCTGCGCTTCGTCTTAGCCCCTCTATCACTTTCAAAGCCAGCCAAGTCAACCGCAATGTAATAATCTCCTGGCAGCTCTTTGGGCT